TTATCTATAGGTGATAACTCTGGAAACAGCACTACATTATTTTTTTTCATGGCTTTTCGGGCCATGTAATCGTACTGGGAAAATCTGTTTGTTGTGGTACGTCTCGTAGAGCCTGTCTGTAAGTCGCCATATCTGCTGACATGGTTACATCAGACAACCCGTAGTGGTCTGTAGCCTTTAACAGTTCGTCCCGTGTAGAGCGTTCTGTGGCGGCTAAAGAAGCATTGTCAGCCGCAGTCTTAGCGTCCTTCTGAGCCTGCACAGTGACAGTGTTGCCGTCATCGTCTGTGTACTCAGTAAACATCTCACGCTCTGTCCAAGCCTGCACCCAGTTGCCGTTAGCGTCTTGTTCTACGCCATTGCGTACAACTATTTTAAAGTCTCCAGAAGGCTCTGGCTTAGGTGACGCAAGTACTGGGTCAATACCAAGTGTTTCGTTTACGTTGTCATTCCAGACTTTAGGAAGTGAAACATTGGAGTGCATACTGCGGATTTGGCCTTGAGTTTTGACCTCCCCCGTTGATCTAATGCGATATTCAGACATAGTTGATTCTCCTATGCTATTGCGTAAAAAAAGTACGTACCACCAGATTTGTTCATTGAGGCATCGCTGTTGTCTGTTGGCGCTGATGATGTAATAGTAAAACCGCTAGAAAGAGGGTCTATGTAGTCTGTGTTGGTAACTTCAACCGCACTTGAGTTCAGTGCTAAATAAGGGTCGTTACCCGCCACAATTCCACGCACAGAATCCCATAAGAGCCAGTAACCAGCGACATCTACACGCTTAATGAGTACAAACCTAGCACCCGCACTAAACCCGCAGTTAATATCTTGAGCCGACCCTGTTCCTGTATAAGTTCCTAGCTTTGAAATGCCATCTACTGATGCAAATAAATAAGCTACGTAGTTGTAGCCCGAACCGCCGATTTCATTATTTTGACCAATCCTAAACTGAGTAGCTGTTGGAAGGGTTGGAAAAAATTGACTCGCATTATTTGTTATGTACTCGCTACCTTCATCAAGATGTAAGCGGGAAGAAGTCCCTCCCCCTGTGGTAAAGACATTCCAGTATTCAGCGATATTTCTACCTTTACAAATAATCATCTCAGGAACCACGCCTAAGTTATGATTATGCCAAACAGCACCTCCTGTACCCGCATAAAAAACAACATCAAAGAACCCCGGTGCGCGTCTCCATGCCCAGCCAGTATGATTTGCCATGCTAACGGAAGAATCCATCCAGCCATCCATGTAGTCAAACTTAGCATTCGCCTTATTGGCTTCAGTACCCCTAGTAATATCTAATCTTCTGCCTTGGTTTAGCCTTCCAACAACGTCAAAGTCTGCCGTTGAACTAGCTGTTCTAAAGAAACCCATATCTACTGGAAAGCCTGTATCAAAGCCGGGGTCATTAGCGTCACCTGCATCCACATTAAACAAATCAGTAGCCGCAAACTCCTCTGCTGGCTTGTGTGGTCTGCGAATGGCCATGTAGATGTATGTGCCGCCAGAGGCGTTCCCATTTGTGTTAGTACCCACGAGTTTAAACCCGTTTGCAGTAGGAATCGGCCCTTCATTGGTTGCCACGTTTATCGAGGTGTTGTCAGCTTGCATATCTTCTCCAGTAGCTACTGTAGAGATAGTCATACCCCGCATAGTATCCCGCATCTTCCAAGATTCTGTGCCGCTGTCTGTTTTTTTCCACATAATCCACTGCGGCTCAAACCCAAGATCAATTGTAGGACCGTCAGAGTTTCCGTTACCCGTGTAGCTTCCACACTTAATAATGGCTTCGTCTTCGTCTGTGCCAAAATCTTGGGCATCGTGGGCGAATATGTAGGCTACATAGGTTGCGCTTGAAGTGTTTGCAGTAGATGTAGGATAAAACTTGTCTGAATGAAACATCGTGCCGCTTACCGCCTGCAGTCCATCGTTTGATACTGCGGCCCCATATGAGTTGAGCTTGAGCATTTGGCTGGAACCCACTGACCTATGAAAGACGTACCAATCTTGGGAGGAATCCGTGCGCTTAATAACAATCATGCCCGGAGCGTTTTTTAATCCATGATCCACTCCAGCGTGATCGCCGCCCGTCCCTGTATACGTTACAACATCAAAAAACCCCGGTTGCTTGCGGAATGTCCAGTTAACAAAGCTATTACCAACGTTGTTAAAAAAGCTACTACCACTGGCCTGTGTGTGTCCGTTGGAATTGAAGGTCACATTTCCTTGGCTTGCTTCGCCAGCGTATGTGTCATCTGACTCCAGCCTGTATCCGCTGACAGTATCAGTTAATTGATGTGATACGGTTGACGTTCTGGATTTAGTCCAAACCAAACCTCCTTCGCCACTTAAATCTATACCAGTAACTATATTTTGAGTAGACCCATTACCTTCATACAAAAACGTAGAAAACACATCATCAACGTAAACAGGATCGTCTTTAGCACCAGCGCCTGCGAGTAGTCTTAAGGCTCCGTTACTCATTAGCCCATCGCCTGTCCAGCAGTAAAGCCGTAATACGTTGTACCGCCATCAATAGTAAAAAACACAAATACATCTACCCCATTATTAGTAGCGGTTAGTGTAGGCGCTGTAGCCGCCGCCCAATCAACGCTTCCCGGCCAAGTAATTGTCCTTGCGGAACTGTCTTGAATTATCTTTAAAACAAATATAGAGGCTTTGCCGCTTGCCGCAGGATTGCTAAATGTGTAAGTGACATTCTCAGTCAGGTCGTGCAGAAACGAATTACCATCACGCAGATTAAGTGTCGCCGCATTGGAGCTAGACGTAATTGTCGTAGACTCGTCAATCGTCCCGTTGTCAAACGTCACCACGCCATTGGCATCCGCCGTTACCGCCTTAGATGCCGCTGTTAATCCAAGCGTTGCAATATCTAAGTAGTTAATCTCTGCTGTAGTGGCTGTAACACCATCAAGAACATTTAACTCAGTAGCTGTTGCACTAATAGCTACATCTTCGTTGAGTTTAGGAGATGTAAGTCTTTTATTAGTTAGTGTGTCTGTTGTTGCACGACCTACTAAAGTATCAGTAGCCGCTGGAAGTGTTAAAGTTACATTTCCACTGTAATCAGCGTGTGCGGCTGATTGAAGCTGAGTGTAATGGGCGTTACTAGACTCACAATAAAACTTAATGTTTGATACAGAGCCAGCATTTTTAAGAACAATTTCACCAGACTGAATATCTACATTACCATCAAGCCTTACAAGACCTGTACCGTTAGGGGTAATGGTTATATTACCGTTTGATACACTAACAATATCTTGACCATTTACATCAAGACTACCGCCTAGCTGTGGTGTAGTATCTTCAACAACATTTGAAATTTCTGAACCAGACAAAATGCCTGCTGTTAATGTGGCCCTAGTAACTTTCTTTAGCCCACCACCAGAAGTATCTACAGCCAAGAGAACATCATCATTTGCAATTGTAGATATTTCTGAAAGATCTCCTACGGCTGTAGGATTAAAGTTTGTTCCATCAGCAATAAGAAGATGACCAGAAGTATTTGTAGCCATTACAAGATCATCACCGCTAATAGTAAGATCGCCTGTAATAGTTAGGTTACCGCTGATTGTATCAATTGCAGACTCAAAATATGTTTCAAAGTCTGTAAGAGCTACCTGTTTCATTGTGCCGTTGTCATTTACAATAACACGATCAGCATCAGCAAGCGTTGTAGCTGTAGCGGCTGTGTCGCCGTCTATTATGTTTAATTCAGTTGCTGTGGCTGTTACACCATCAAGAATATTAAGTTCTGCGGCAGTCGATGTAATAGCAGTTCCGTTAAAATTAATTGCGTCTACATAAGCCGTACCATCTATGTACAAATCTTTAAACTCAAGAGAGGCTGTTCCTAAATCAATATCATCATCTGTTACAGGAACTACTGCACCATCTTGAACACGAATTTGTTCTACTGCACTGCTAGAAACTTCTACAAAAAAACCTATGCGGTTATTTGAACCATCGACTGTAATTTTATTTAGAAAATCTAAATCACCAATGGTGGGAACATTGCCGCCTTCTCCAGCAGTGCCATCATGTCTATGGCCTGTGGAAGATGCAGATGAACTAGAGTATGCAAAAGCATTGAGAAGCTGATTATATTCGTTATTAAACAACGCGGCAGTAATTGTATCGCCATCTGAAAATGTACTTTGTCGTGTATAACTTTGGGCCATTATTATCTCCTACCTGATGGCATATAATCTATATAAAAACCATTTACACCATACGGGCTACTTGTATCGTTTGATCGTAGGCGTATACTAAATGTGTTGCCACTGCCTGTAACTGTTTGTCGGAACATAGGATCAGATCCCGCCCCAAATGAAGCCGCGCCAAAAACAGCATCACCAAATATCCCCGGAAGAGGTATAGTTGATAGTGTTATATCTGAAGGCTGTGGTATGTCTAAATCTTTGTAATCATACCGCAACCTTAAAACTGGCTGTAATGTTCCTTCAGGTGAAAACGATGTGCGAATATATTTTAAAGTTTTACGTGTTCCTATATCTCCACAATCAATGTCAGGTGTTTCATAAGTCGCTAAGATATTAGCTTCACTACCGTCATGTATAAATGAGTCGCCTGTATCGTGGTTATAAACGTATCCATCTTTGTCACCATGAAAAGCAACTTCTACTACATCTTTATTAAAGTCTGATGTGATGCCTAATGCTTGTATCCCTAAAGTTTCTGACCACTCAAACCCCTGACCTGTAAATGTTCCTATAACGCCTTTCGCTACTCCGGGTTCTTGAGAGGTCGTAGAATAAAATAAACGATATTGAGATTTAGATCGAAGCACAGCACTTGTAATAACAAACTGTCCTGCGCGTGATGCTAAAGAACTTATAATATCTTGTATCTGTCGAGATACAGAACTTAACTCAACGTCACCAATACGGGCTGTACCAGCAATAGTGCGGATACCGTCTGGTGCTAAAAAGACTAGATCACCTCCCACCTCTTGAATAGAGTAATGCGATAAACAACCTACATTTTCTGTAATTGGATCTATGCGAATATTTGAGCTATCATTAATGTTGATAAGTTTTTGAATACTATTTTTAGAAAAAACAATTAGATTTTCACGGAAGCTCTTGACACCCTGTACTTGATCTGTTATAGCTACAGAACCAGAACCACTACTACTAAAGTTATCAATGTCATTATAGACACTATAAAACACAGTGTTTAAATTATCTTCTACTCCAGCGGCAATTAAGTGATGATCGTGAACCGTTACATACTTTACGCCTTTAGTTCCTGTAACAGTAATTTCAGACGCAAAGAAAGTTCTTGAACTAACTGCACCGCCTGTGCCTTCCATTCTAAATAGAAATGGTTTATTGCTTCCGTCAGCGATTACTATCTCGCCATAATCAAAGTCAGCACCTTCAAACAAAGCAAATGTGCATTGACCTTGAGTAGAGCGTGTAAGAACTGAGCGGCCTGTAAATGTTGTGTGGTTGTCGCCACTACCTGAAACACTATCCCTGTTTATTTGTAACCAGCTTGTGCCGTTGTTACTAAAAAATATATCAGTGCCAGAGCAAACAATAACGCCATCACCATATGCCGCCAGACCTAAAATAGGATTAGAGCTATTAGGTTGTGCAGAAGAACCGCCACCGTAGGCTGTAAAGCCATTTACACGGCGATAGCCACCATCAGGATCAACCTCAAAGTTTTCTAGTACTTTGGCAAAACCCGGTTGACCTAATACCTCAATAGAGTTTAAGTTTGTGTTAAGTCCACCTTTACATGAAAACCCAAAAGCCTGAGACATTAGACAAGCCTCATGCGATCATCTTTGATGTACTTAGGTGCTGGGAACATTAGAGCATTCTTCATAAGTCGTAAGCCTCTACGATATTCTTCTAAGGCTAGTGCGGCTGGCTGAATATTTTCTTTAAACTGATGCACGTAATATCTAGCTCGTGCAAGTAAAACAGTTTTGTAAATATCAGGGAATACAATTGTATCGCCATGCGCTGATAGTTGTGTAGGCTGATTAAAAGCAAAAAAATGAACTTTATATACTTTGTCAGGTATAGGACTTAATCCAAAATTACGCCCATCACTACTACGAAAAACTCTGCGAGGTTCACCACCATCAGCATCGCCAGCATCGTCTTGATTTTCTTTAGCACGATGATAGTCTTTCCATTCTTCTAAGGTTATAAACTTTAGGTTTTGACTGACGTAGGGGGCTGTTTCGCCTGATACGCCTACTGTAGTCATATAAAAGTCATCCCAATCTACATAACCGTAATCATCCACCAAAGACGAACTAGCGGCTTTGATTTCGTACCAGCGTTGATTAGCAACAGTTTCTACAGTTACATTACCGTACAGCGGGTCTGTTGAGCCGCTTTCACCTACAGAAAGAAAAGGCCACTGAGGTTCTTCAAGAACAATGTCAAGGTATGCTCTGTTGACACAATCTTGAGCGTGTGCTTGAAGACCAATAGCAGAAGAAAAATTACTAGAGGTTAATACAACCTCGTTCATTTCTCTTAGTAATTCATTTGTAAGCTGTAGGTATGTAGTCGCCATTATTTTTTATGAACCTTTTGTATTTCAAAATTAGCGTTTAGCGTTGCGCCTTTGTGGGGCTTAAACTTACCTGTATGCTTCATAAGTTTATAGCCACCCTTAGACTGTTTCATCCAGTGATACCCTTTAGGCGCGGCGACTTTCATCAGGGTTCTCCTGTTCGTTTCTGAGCTTTGGGTACTTTTGATCTCCTTGCTTTAAATAAGGAAACTGATTCTCTGTCATCTCAGCACACATACGCTCTTTTTCTTGGATAGACTTATATTCTCGTTTTTCAACTTGAGTAGTCATTAGTTCGGCTCCGCTGTTTTCATGGCAGTAGCAACACCGCCTTTATTCATTTTTTTCATGCCGCCGTACATAGCCTTTTCACGTTTTTTCATACCGCCATACATGGCTTTAGCTCGACCACCATGACCATACATTTTCTTGTCTTTCATGTAGTCTTCTCCTTCTTTCTAAAAATACGATCATAGTTATCTTCGTATTTTTTACGGTTTTCATACTTCAGGTACTGACCGCTTACCTTAGTTGTCCTTTTAGGACTCATTCTAATTGGCTGTTGTTCACTTCCAATCTGTGGCATTACTTATCTCCAGAAAATAAAAGGGGGAGTATTTCATCCCCCCATTAGTTTTAGTCGATGCCGTAGAAGGCAGAGACAATTGACTCGCCACGCAGAACCTTAGCACCATAAACGTGCAGGCCGCGAACGATATCACCAAAGCTAGACGGATCACGAATCACTTCTGTATTCACAATAGTCTGTGCAGTACAGGTGGATGAGATGTGTCCAGCAAGACACTTACCAGCCGCGTTAGAGGTCGATGCAATGTTGTTGGTCTTGTACATATCAAAACCACGCAACTTACCAGAGCTTACCAAACCATTACGGATGGAGCCTTGGCCTGCATTGAAATCAACGCTCAAGAGCTTAGAGCTACTTTGTACAAGTTGCTCATAGAACTCAGGATTAGCAAGGAACCAACGACCCTCTTCAGGTACGTTCTGCTCATCAAGCAGACGCGCCATGTGTGAAAGTACGTCGATAGGATCATGCTCACCAGAAGCGTAGCCAATGTCGAGGTTACCAGTACCGTCGAAAGTACCAGCCGCCAAGTCAGTAGCGTTATCAGAACCAAGGATATGGTTCGGAGAAGACGCAGGAACGCCAGCAAACATAGTGGCAATTACACCCTCATCAAAAGCATCACGCAATGCGTAAGCGGCTGAAGAAGATGCAACTTCCTTAAAGTTGACATGAGACATAGAAGTTTCGATATCGTCAACGATGAACTTAAATGCGTTCGCCGTATCGACAACGAGGTTGACTTCCTGATCGGTCAACTTAGTTTGAGTTACGTCCTGACCACGCTCATATTGGTAAACGGTGATTACCGGCTCTTTGATGATACGTACTGTATCGCCGTAAGCAGTAATTTCACCAGCATAGTCGGTGTTAGTGATTGCTTCCGCTACTGAAGACTTCCGAAAGAAGTTGAGTACCTTCTTGGAATAGACAGCAGGAAGGAAGTACGAGTTAGTCTGACCCGCTACAGAGTTGCCAAAGTTCGCATCTGTATCTGTAGACGGCTCAAAGTACTGATCTGATTGGTTATAAGCCATGTTAAAAATCTCCTAAAAAGACAAGTGTTATCTTGCTACCCGTCCTTCTTCGATGGCACGATCAATTTCTGATTCGTAACGATCATACTCATCCATAGACAGGGAAGCAATTTCCCGTTGTGTCCAAATCTTAGCTTCGCGTGGTTCAACGCCGGTAGTCTTTGTTGATACCATATCAGCCGCATTGGACTTTGAAAGTTGTGACGGACGAGAAGATTTCTTAATAGCAATATTATTTTCCATC